AGGATTACAGCAGTAACAGCACGCTTGTAGTTATCTTCGATTTTTGGTAAATCGGAGTGTTCTAGAATCGGTTGCCACTTCTCTTGTAAGTTTTCTGATAAAAACATTTTATTTTTCCTTTAAATTATCCTAATGGATTTAGTTTAGTTATTGCTTGAGTGTACTGTTGCATATCGGGAGCAAGTACTGGTTCTTTCTCTTCAGAAATTTCCCCTGTTCCTTCTTCTACAATAGTATCCTCAACTAGTTTATCAACATCACTTGGGAAGTAAGCTTCAGCGATTTCTGCAATCTTCTCAGCGAAGTCTGCTTCATCTTTGAAGTCTACACCATTTGATAATGATTCTAGCTTCTCTTTTTGTGACTCAGACAAACTGTTACCAGCAGTCTTTACCACGTTACTTCTCTTGAGGGCATCTAACTCTTCTGTAATGTCAATATTTTTACTGACTTCACCATCAAGTTTCTGTTCCATCTCGTCGAGACGATTTGCGAGTTCATCGATTACGTTATACTTATCTTCGGGAACGTCAACATAATGTTCTACGAACAATGTTTTCAATCCGTCGATGAAGTTTTCAGTCATCTCTGCTCTCAATCCTCTTTCAATTGCAAGTTCGTTTTCTTTCGTCCACTCTTCTGCAACATAAGAAAGATATTTGTCAACGCCTTCTGCGAGGTCGGCTTTGACTTTTTCTACTGAGGATTTTAATTCTTCTGAATATTGATTTTCTAAAGACTCTTTAATCTCTTCTACTTTAGATGAGACTGCAGCCTTGAAGATAGTTTTTGCTTTCTCTTGATTCTCTTCTGAGATATCTAGTGCTTCTGAGATTTTAGATAGGTCGTCTTCTACTTCAATCTCGACTAGATTTGCTTCGAGCTCTGCAGAAGTTTCTTCGTCAACGATTTCCTCTTTGACTTCTTCTTCCTCTTCTTCTTCCTTAGACCACTTCTCAGCAATATCTGATACTGCTTCTTCGTCCATAGACTTTAGTGATTCAACAATTTTTCTAGCTACTTCTGCTTTAGTCAAGGTTTCGTCAACTTCTTCTTCTGATATAGAACTGAATCTAGTTTGAAGTTCTTCCTTAGTCATTTCCTTCATGTTGTTGACGATAGCTTTGATTGATTCCATTTTTGTTGCCTTAACAACATCTTTAGACTCTTCTTCTTCTGAAACTTTTGCAAGTTTAGGTTGACTGTCACCTTTTCCAGCATTCTTTTGATGTGCATCACCACTAACTGGTTTCACATTTTCTGCTTTCTTCTGTGCATCAACTGCTTTGTCAACAGGATTTTCTTCGGGTTTGACGACTTCAGCTTTACCGCTTTCGATTTTCTCGGCATCTGATGAACCTTGCTTAACAGGTTTCGCGTCACCTTTTTGAGCACCGTCTGTAGGTTGCTTCTCTTCAGAAACTTCTACTTCTGTACTTTCTAGGTTATTTTCTAACTCTGCCATGTTTTTCTCCTGTTTGAGTTTACTTTTTTATTTATATGTTATAGGCTTTCAACAAACCTTTTCCATAGATTTAACTTAGTTTCTTCCAATTTATTCAATTTAGCACCCCTTAATTGGGTTCTCATTGACTCTGAATCAACTGCTTTCAATATACCGTTAGACATAATCCACTCTACACCCTCGTATATACCTTCAACGAAGGCCTCGGGGGCAGATGGGTCTGCGACTATATCGGCTGCTGTTGCCAGTTGGAAGTCACCTTTTACGTATTGAGCGCCACCTTTTTCTTCCAAGGAACCTAATCCTCTAGATGATACTCCTAATTTGGCACCGTCATCGATTAAATTTCTTACGATTTGACCGTTTGGTGTGCTCAAAATTTTTGCACGTCCCACATAATTGTTACCATCTTCTTCTAAAGATGTGATTAAGTGTGACACTTTGTCAAGATTAATAGTTGGGCCTTCGGGATGTCCGAGTTCTCCAAATGCTCTATCCTTCTCAACGAATTCTTTTCTATAACGGTTAACTTCTTTTTCCATTATCTCTTTAGGATAAACTCTACCGTTACGGTTTTTAATTTCTGACTGCATGAACACTCCTTCAATGAAGTATTCCTTCTGTCCTTTCTCATTTGCTTCAATGATTACTGGTGACATTTGATAGTCATTATATTCAGATATTAATTTCATTTATAATTTCCTCTATGTTTATACCTTCTTCGGACATGTTTTGCATTATTTTTTTAATGTCTTTCATTTCTTTCTCTGCAGCTTTTAAATCTTTATATGGTGAATCTCCACTAAAGAGATTACCATCTAGATATACATCTACCTTATTTCTTTTGTTCTGAACATAAGATACAGATATCTTCTTACCACCAACCTTTGCGACATCAACTTTAAGTTCTTTGGAACCACTTGGCAATTTAATTTTTGCCTCGTTAAGTTCTAGTTGTACTGTCTTAAAGGACTTCACTCTACTCTCCTGTAGGTTCCTGTGGTGTTTCCATCCAGTCGACTTGAGCATTAACTCTCTTCATGTCTACTGCATCAGCAGCTGCTTTCTTAATTCCATCACCGATAGAACCTTTTGCAGCTTCAAGTTGACCTGCTTCTATTTGGTCAACGATTTGTTTTGCTATTTCGCTACTCATAATTTACTCCTAAAATCCACCGAAGTCATCTTCGTTATCATCTCCACCCTCATCACTTCCTTCTTTCTTGATTTGGGCATCAATTATTTTTATGTCTTCTTCTGTTTGTCTTAGTACATACTTTCTGATATATTCATCTGAATAGTATTTACCAACATAATCAGCTGCCTGACTGAGAGTATCTAATCTCTCTCTTAAAATTTCTGCATCTTTCAACTCTGTAAAGTGGTTGTCTGTTGCATAATCATACAGGAAAAAGTCCTTTATTTTATCAAACTCTTCACCTGTTACGACTTCCTTTAGTACTAATTGTGTCTTAAGGATGTCTGTAAAAACTCTTCCAAACTTCTTCTGAAGTCTATTAGTGAACTTATTAAATTTAAGTTCGTCTCTAGAAATCTCAGAAGCACGACCCATGTTAAACCCATTGTCTGCTTCCATTCTAGATGAAGGTACATTTAGAGACTGATATAACTTCTTCTTGAAGTATTCGATATCATCTATATCTGCTAGGTTTTGTCCGCCTGGCAATGTAGTAATCTCTGTTCCTCTACCACCTTCTCTTCTAGGTAACCAAAAATCTTCTAACATACTCATATGTTTTCTATCATCTTTGATTTCACCTGTATCTGCATTGTAAACCAACTTGTTCTTGTATCGGTTCATTACATCAGCAAGATACTGTTCTGCTTTTGCTTTTGGAAGGTTACCTACGTCGATGTAGAATATTCTTCTCTCGGGAGCTCTTGAAATCCTATAGATAACAAGTGCATCTTCCATCATTGATAACTGATTTGCAGTCTTCAATGCCTTGTGCAGATACCCGATGACTACGTTCTTAGTGTAGTCAAGTAATCCCGAAGTCGTATATGTTACTGCCTCGGGTGCAATTCGTACAGTGCTTCCTTCAGCTGCACTGGATTTATCAAACCCTTTATCATTGAAAACATAGAACTCTTCTATCTTTGAAATCCTTTCGATTTTAGTCTTAGGGTCTCTTTCCTTTTCAATGTTTCTGACCTTCTTAATCTTAATTGGGTCAATGTTTCTTAAGTCTACTATGCCTCTTTTAACATTTTTAGCGTCGACGACTTTATGGAAGTATACTCTTCCATCTACGTACCATTTTCTGAATAATTCATGAGAGTTCTGATTGAACTTCATCATTGATAGGATGTTGTAAAACTCGTCTTGTATCTTACCTTTGATACTATCAGAGAGCTTAACATCTCTGAGGTCGAGTGTGACTATCCTATCAGAACTATCCGATGTGATACACTCATTAACTATATCTTCAATTGCAGAATCACATTCTGGCACCAAAGATACCTCACGATATCTACGAATGAGTTCTGCCTCATTCTTGATACCACCTTCCATATCGACGTAAGCACCATATGCTCCGCCACCTATGAATCCACTTTGTTGTTGTATGACTGGTGTACCGTCATCATCAACTGGTGGAACAAAAGAAGGTGCCTTCGGCAACTCCTTTGCTCTTAAGTCATCCTTCTTACGGGATATTTCAAATCCTAAAATTTCCATACTAATATTTATACCACGCTAAGGTGGTCTGTTTCACTGTTCTTAAAGAACTCTTTCCCAGTGAGAGAAAGTTAAATCAACTGTAAATTCTTCTAATGCATCGACTGTTTCGTAGCTTAATGCTATTTCACCGATGTTTTTAGGGAACATGTTGAAGAACTCATATCTCGCTAGTACAGAGTCGTCTTTGTTTAACTGTTCTACAAATCCTCTTGATAATAAGTAATCAAGTGTAGTAGACCCTTCACCACTATCCATTGCTTGGATTTCCATCTGCCATGCTTCTAAAGCAGTTCTTGCTGAAAATTCCATATCATTGATGATAGTAACTGACCAGTCTGCAAAAGAACGTTCCCCTGCTAACTTTAAGTTTGCTCCTCTAAAAGGTATTACAACTTCACTTAACGTTGCAGCTGGGATGTTTGCACCTTTACACATGAACTCGATATTGTTTCCAGCTCTTGGTAAGAATACTCTGAATCGGTTTGCTCTTGGGCCACCACCGATTAGTTGTGCTTTAAATTGGTCTATTGTTGCCATGTTTTATACTCCTTAAACTGCACCATATATTTCACTAAACTCAACCCCCGACCTTGCAGCCACGAAGTTAA